TACTGAAGCAGCTGCTATGGCAGCATCTCATACAGCTAACATAGCTAAGATAGATGCTTATAATGCTAGACTATCTGAATTGACTGATACTGAAGAGCAGAAATTATATGATAAATATGCTGCTGATTTAATTACTTTTGAGGGTAATGAACTAGCTTTATTTAATCTTAAGAAAAAATATGAAGAGGATACTACAGCATTAAAGAAAACTGAGGCGGATAAACAGAAAGCTATAGATGATGCAGCTCTTCAAGCAAAAAAATCTATAATAAGCTCAGAGATAGATGCAGCTAAAGGACTTGTGAATTTACTTGGAGGATTAGGAGAGAAAAATAAGAAAATACAAAAGGCTGCACTCATAGCTAATGCAGCTTTATCTATAGCTGAAATTATAAATAATACTAATGTAGGATCTGCTAAAGAAGTAGCTACTAAAGGTATACTAGGATTAAGTACATCTGCAATATTATATATTAAGATGGCTACTAGTATAGCATCAGTAGTAGCTGCTACAGCTAAAGGTTTATCTGCCTTAGGTGGAGGTAGTGTATCTGCTCCATCTAATACAGGAGGAGGAGGAGGAGGTGGAGAATCCACTACAGCAGTAGCACCTGCAGCAGGTCCTCAGCTATTTGGTAATGCTAATACAGGTAGTCAAATAAATGCAGGAGGTGGCACAGGTAATAACATAACAGTAACAGCAGTAGTATCTGAGACTGAGATAACAGCATCACAGAATCACATTAATAACATTCAACAAAATTCAGTATTATGATAAGCTATCAATCTATAGTAGATAAGATTACTACATTCTATGACAATCACCTCCAGGTTAAAAAGGTAGGCTCAGACTTTAAAGAGCAGATGGTAAACTTTGCTACTGCAGATGAGAAGTATCCATTAGTCTATGTAGTACCTACAGGAGTAACTCCCTATGAGAATGTCACTATCTTTAATATAGAGCTGTATTGCTTTGATATCATACAGATGGATAGAGCTAACATCACAACTATTCTAAGTGATACTCAGCAGATACTCCAGGATCTATACCTAGAGTTTACATTCTCAGATGACTATGACTTTGATATAGATGGACAGCCTACATTCATACCATTGAATAATGATCTATTAGACTATGCTGCAGGGTGGCAGATGAATATATCAGTAGTGATTCCATCATGGACCAATTGTCAGATTCCTGAACAAAATGCTTAATTAATATAATATAGTTATGGCATATAAGAATACAGGTGAATTTAATGTAAAGTATCCTACTCGGAGGAGGATGGCTAATATCTTAAAGAGAATCTTAAGGAATGATATTGTACAAAATAACGGTACACTAGTAGAATCTATTAGAATCAATGCTAAGGTCACAGGATTCGGTAGCTTAGAGATTGAGATAGTAGCCATGTATTACTTTATCTTTTTAAATAACGGTGCTTTCTTATGGAATGGTGGAGTAATTACTCCTAGAGATTATGTAAATACCTTTACTAGAGAACTAGCAGCTGCAGGTATTACTAATGAAATCTATAGTCAATATGTAGAATGGATATCTCAGAACTATCCTATCTTAGAGGTAGCTGAAATATTAGAAAGTGATCAAAGATTAACATATACATTCTATGCACTAGATCCTCCTGCAGGATTTACTCCTAACTATCCTTTAACTGTCTAAAGTCTTTTTCATTCCTAAGATATTAAAGACTAACACTACTGACATATCTAAGATACTATTGAACTTACTCAAGTCATCATTACATAGAGCCATAATAGTGGACTCCCAAGCAAATTTCTGCTTCTCCTGTTCTCTCTTCTGCTCTTTAATCTCATCAGCATCCTCTAGCACCTCATCATCTGCTACTACATCTACCAATAGATTAGTATAGGTATTAGTAAAATTCTCTCTATATTTTAGATACTCAGGTATCAATCCATAAACATCAGTAATTGGATAGTCTAAGAACCAATCTAATCTATCTCTAGGACTATACTCATAAGGCTCTATAATATCATCACCATAAACATTCTTAGATGTTCTCCTGTACAGCAATGCTAAGATATGGCAGAAGTGGTCTAAATAGTTATTAGAGAAGTAATGCTCAAGGTCTATAAATTCACCTAGTGTGAGCTTACTGAATGGCTTGAGTACATACTTATCTAGGTTATTCTTATACCTCCTAGATGGATCAGACTGCAGCCATTTAATCTGCTCAGTTAATACTGAAAGCTCATCTATATCTAGCTCCTCAAAATAAGATACATCTTTATCAGTTAATATGCAAAGTACATCAATCTGATAGTTAAACATTCCATCCTCACTGCTCAGACTCCTGATCTCCAGGAACTGACTCACTAATATCTGACTCCACTGCTTTGGTATCTTGAGATTCTGCATGGCTAGTAATTTTATAAGTTACAAAGGTAAGGTAAGGGATAGATATATCTGCTTTAAGTTTACTAAATAATTTAGCTTTGTGCTTGAGATGTGCAGGATCATAATGCTCAGTATTGGATAGGTCAGTTCGTTTGAACATTAGAGCCATGATGTCTGAGATATATTCTTTATTATCTTTCTTAACAATCTTTTCAACAATCCTACTATCTTTCACTGAGAGCTTCATCTCTGCCTTATAAGTATAGCCATCTATCTCTATCTCTTCAACAGGATCTTTCTTATCATAGTTATTATTATTGAACTCTTTAACATTAGCTAAGAACAGGTCAAAGTCTACATCCATCTCATCCTCTGTAATGCCTAAGTACTCAAAGACTTTACAATGTTTCTCTAGAGTATCATACTCATCACTGTTATGGATAGCAGATATCTTTTGGAACTGCTCCAATGTTAATTCATCCATCTTAGATGGGATCTCTTTACCAAATAATTCTATCATAATTTCTAATTTTTGAACAAATATAAAAAAAATATAATATAGTTATGACTAAAGATATTCCAATCTATAAAATAACGATAGATCCTGAGTACTCAGATGGTGAAGAGTTAGGGATTGAGCAGATAGCTTTTACCTCTACTCCTGCCATAATTACTAAAGGGATGGCATTTGATGAACACAAAAAATTGTTTTTCTCAGATGACCTAAAGTATAGAGTAGTAGCACCAGCCATGATACCAATGGAGATATACAGGAATGATGAGAATGATGAAGAGTATTATGTTTCTTTCTCAGCTGAGACCATAGAAAACATACATTCCAAATTCATGAAAGACCTATCTAATAGGAATGTATTTAACCTAGAGCATGATACTGATAAGACTGTACCTGCTTATGTACTTGAGGCATGGATAGTAGAAGATCCTATGCTCGATAAAGCCTACTCAAGCTATGGTATTGAAGTACCTAAAGGCACATTAATGGTAACAGCTCAGGTAACTGATAAAGATTACTATAATGAGCTAGTAAAGAATGAGCAGATAGGATTCTCAATAGAGGGATTTCTAGGCTTAAAACTAAGTAAACAATTAAATAAATATAATATGAAGTTACCTGATGGAGAACATCTAATTGAGGGTAAACTCTACATCGTAGTAGATGGAGAAGTTACTGAGATAAGAGATGTGCCTGTTGCTGCTGAAGAGGCATTAACAGAAGAGATTGCACTAGAGACAGTAGTAGAAGAGGAAGTAATAGAGGAGACACCTGCCACAGAAGAGATGGCTATTGATCCTGCTGCTGATGCTGAAGCTATTTTGGCTATAGTACAACCTGTAATTGATGAGCAAATCAATGCTATTATAGCAATGATAGCTGATCTAAGAAATCATATGGAGGAAGTAATGTCTGAATCTGAGGATGTGGTAGAAGTAGAAGCTACTAAATTATCACAGCATGATAAGTTTAACATGGTAAATAAATTTTTAAACAATAATAACTAATAAATAAAAAAAAACAAAATGAGTAGAAAATTAAGATTCGACCTAGACATTGATGCAAGTGCATTATTAGAGGCAAACAGTGAGGCTTTTTATAGCCGAGCTTATTTAAACGAGGAAGTAGTAGATAACTATCGTACACTACCAGGAGTAAAGTATAAGACTAAAATATCTAATGTAGTATTTGGACAAATTTTGCAGTCATCTGCTTGTGCTTTTACAGCACCTAATGATGACCTTGCATCTGTAGAAATTGATGTTTGTGCATTATCAGCTATGGCTCAGATATGTCAATTTGACTTAGAGCAGTCTTTTGTATCATTACAAATGACTAAAGGATCTAACGGTGATTTCACTGTAGCATCTTTCATGGATTACTATTGGAATGAAATGGCTAAGACTATTGCAGAGAATGTAGAGAAGTTAAGATGGTCAGGTGATACTGATTCAGGTACTGCTGCTCTTGCTCTATGTGATGGATATAAGAAGTCATTAGAGGATGATTCAGCTAATGTAATTGAAATAGGATCTCCTGTAGCTATTACACCATCTAATGTACTTGCTAAATTAGCTTTAGTTTATGCTGCTATTCCTGCTGCTGTAATTGCTAACCAAGAAGAGTTACGAATCTATGTATCTTCTCCTGTAGCTACTGCTTATCGTGCTGCTGTTGCTGCATCAAATACTCAAGCTAACTTGACACAAGCTCTAGACTTTACTTACTTAGGTATTAAGATGGTACTTTGTCCTGGAATGCTTGGTTTATCTACAATCGTAGCATCACCTCGCTCTAATTTCTTATATGCATTTGATGCTGAGGGAGATGGTAAAGCATTACGAGCTGTAAATTTAGCTGATACTGTAGCTGAGCCTTACATCAGAACTCGTGCTAATATGAAAGTAGGATTTGCTCATGTTAATGGTAATGAGATTGTATTCTACAATTCTGCTACATAATTAACTAATTTATAAATCTAAGGGAGTGCAAGCTCCCTTTACTTAAAACATATAACCGTGAGCTGCGAGACACTTATAAATATTACAAAATCCTGTGACAATAACACAGGAGGAATTAGACAGGTATGGATTAATGAGCAGGATGGAGTTACATCTACAACAGTAAATGCTAATACATGGATAGTAAGTGCCATTACATCTACTGCTTTTGCTACATTTGAAATCAATAGAAACACAGGTAACTATACAGAAGATACTGCAATAGACCTAATCAATGGCTCTACATTTGTAACTCAGACTATTACTCTAATGTTTAACAGAAGAGATAAAGATAAGTCAGAGGCTATCAATGTACTTGGAGCAGGTCAGCAATATTTAGCTGCTGTTGTTTTAGATGCAAATGGTAAGTATTGGTACTTTGAGAATCTACAATTAACTGCAACAGGAGAAGGATCAGGTACAGCGAGAGCTGATGGATCTAAATATTCTATCACATTATTAGCTGAGTCAGATCATTTAGCTTATGAGATAGATGAAGCTATTGTAATAACACCTGATTTCCCACCGTATCCATAATTACAACACCCTAATAATTAAAGCTCTAGTAATACTAGGGCTTTTTTTTTAAACATTTTTCTAGGTTGATATAATATAGTTATATGATATACATTAAAAAAGATGAGGTCAATCAGATTATCCTTACCCTAACAGAGGTAAGTACACTGCCTACTCCTTATTATTTATTTGTTTTTCAGAATGAAATGGACAAGCTGTCTGCACCTATTACATTCTACACTGCTGATCTATCAGCTTATCCTGAAAGATTCAATCAGTTTGAGCTAGATGAGCCTGTAGATTTGGAACTAGTAAAAGGGCAGTATACATATAGTATCTATGAGTCAACTATCACACCTCCTACTATTGCTAACTCTACAGGGTTTGTGATTGAAGAGGGCAGGATGGTAGTATCAGGCCCAATAGTATCATCAATTTACGAATAATTATGGCATTAAAAGACTTTTTTAAAACAGTAAAGCATGAAATAGTAGAGGGATATCAATCATTTTCTACTCCATTCCTTAAGGTAGGAGGTGCTAACTTAACTCTCCCCTATGTAAATGGTAGGAATCAGACTAATGGATATATTCCATTTGGTCAGGATAATCTGTATCCAGAACTACTTAATCAAATATACTACAGCAGTCCATTACATGGCTCTATTGTAGGGTATAAAGTGAATGCAGCTGTAGGAGGTGGATTTAATATCGTAGCAGATAGACTTACTCCACAGGATAAGCTAGAGCTATATACATTAGAGAGAAAATTAAACATAAAAAAGGTAGTACCTGCTGTAACTCAGCAACTGATACTGCACAATAGAGTATATTTCAAGCTGTGCTTTGATGACAAAATGAAGCTGACTAAGATTGTAAATCTATCCCCTGAGAAACTTAGAGTAAACTTAGATAGAAAGAGATATTACATCTGTGA